GTTCAGAAGTCCCATGTCTGATCAATGGAGAGGACATACTGTTCAGGTCCGGTCCGCACTTCAGTGCGCACTGGATGGATAAAGTTGGAAATCTCTCATTGGAGGTAGAAAAGACGAAGACTTCCGTTTCCCCGGAGTTCGGTTCGCTTAATTCCACACTTTGTCGGCGCTTCGGCGCCTTCTATCGTGTGGTTGCGACTGTCCGAATGGGAATGCTACGGGAGTCCGAGTCTTATGATACTCTCTCGAAGGGTTTTGATGATTTTATTGCTGGACTAAAGGGGTCACTCCGTTATAGAGCGGCGATGGCCTGGTTCAGCTGGAACATAGGAAAAATACGGCCTTTAGGACTCACAACTTGGGATCTCGGTTTTCGAGGTCCCTTGGCCTATAGGGCGACAAAGAAGTTCGGATTACGGCAAGGCCCGAGTCTCCAGAAAATTCCGAGTCTCAAGGTTGAGAATGGTCTGTCGCTCACTTGTGAGTATGTGGACCCTGATCTCTTGGACCAGGACGAAAAGAAGGAAAACTTGGCCGAATTGGCCGCTTGGAAGTGGAGGACGGCTTTCCAGGTTTCTTCGCGAACACGCGAGTTGATGGATCTATTTCTAGCTGTGAGTGCCACTAGGCGAGACGCCCCTGACTTTAAACCGTACCTGTACGGTGGCGAGTCTGGGGTTCTTACCCGGAATGTGGGCGGTGCTAAGATCTTTAGACAACGCGTGAAGACAATTGACAGAGGGTTTCCTCTTCTCATTCCGATGAGAGGGAAGTTGCCCACTTACGAAGAGTTCCTGGCGGGAGAGGTAGACGTCGGCTCGGTTGAGCCACTAGCAAAGAAGAAATAGGCGACCCTAACGCCGTAGGACCCAGGACAGTGCTTAGCGCTCCCGCTCTAGAAAACAATTAAGGAGATATGGATCAAGGGGTGACCCTCCCGTGGATGTACACCAGTGTCAGTTGATTCGTTCAACGGCTCGTCGAAGTCTATTTCCTGAAGTTGATGAGTTGGAGGCAGCGGTTCGCTGGCAAACCTCGTGGTCTCGGCCGGTCGGTTGAAATAAGATAGGGGGGCGGTACGAAATTGCCGTTATGCCCTAGATCGCCTATTGAGGACGCTTTAAAGAGAGGAGTAGGTTCTAAGGAATCGAACCTCTGCTAGTGAG